AAGGCGCCCTCGCGTCTCCACCGGCATCTTTATGCCGATCTGCCTTTGATGCTGACGACGGATGCTGGGCCGAGCCGCAAAGGGCACCGCAAGCTGAAGATCGCCCCGCGCGGTGCGGCCAAATCGACGATCGCCACCCAGCTCTTTTCCCTGTGGTGTGCGATCCGCCTCGCCAAGCGTTTCATCATCATCGCCATGGATACCTATGAGCAGGCGGCTCTGATGGTCGAGGCGATCAAGGTCGAGATTGAGAGCAACCCGCGTCTTTCCTATGACTTTCCCGAATTCTCCGGTGCCGGCCGGCGCTGGCGCGAAGGCGAGATCATCACGCGCAACGATGTGATGATCCTCGGCGCAGGTGCGCGGCAGGCTCTGCGTGGCAAACGCTTCGGCCCGCACCGCCCGGACCTCGTGCTGCTCGACGACATCGAGAACGACGTCAATGTCGAAAGCCCGGCCTATCGTAAGAAGCTGCAGAGCTGGGTCGAGAAGACCGTTCTGAAGCTTGGCCCGGCTGACGGCTCGCTCGATTGCGTGATGGTCGGCACCGTCCTGCATTACGACGCGGTGCTCGTGCGCCTATCGAAAGCGCCGGGCTGGGATGTGTGTCATTTCCGGGCGATCGAACGGTTCCCTGATAGGATGGATTTATGGGATCGTTGGCAGGAACTCTTCCTCAACGATAGCGAAGATGCTGCCTTTGCTTTCTACGGAGCGAACCGCGCCGATATGGAAGAAGGCGCGATCATCAACTGGCCGGAGTTCGAACCGCTCTATTCGCTCATGGTCGAGCGCGCCTCTTCCGAGACCGCGTTCATGTCCGAAAAGCAGGGCGAGCCGGTTTCGGACGAAAGCCCGTTCCGCGTCATTCCGTTCTGGGTGGTCAAGAAGCCGAACCTCGTGTTCTTCGGCGCGGTTGACCCGTCGCTCGGCCGCATGGGCGCCGCGCGCGATCCTTCCGCGATCCTGATCGGCGGCTTCGACCGTGAGACGGGCGTGCTGGACGTGGTCGAGGCGTCTATCGCCCGCAGACTGCCCGATGTGATCATCTCGGATGTGATCGCGCTGGCGAAGCTGTGGCGCCCGGCGCTTTGGTTCATTGAGGCCGTCCAGTTTCAGGAGTTTCTGCGCACCGAGATCATGAAAGCGGCCGTGAAGCAGGAAGTGCCGCTGCCGGCCATCCCCGTGATCCCGATCGCCGACAAGGCATTGCGCATCCAGCGGCTGCAGCCGCCGATCGCGGCTGGGTTGATCCGTCTTCATGCATCCCAGACCGCGCTGATCGAGCAGATGCGGCAATGGCCGTCCAGCGCCCATGATGACGGCCCGGATTGCCTTGAAATGCTGTGGTCCGGCGCGGTCAGCCATGGCGGCGGCATGACGACGGGCAGCCAAATCCTGATCGCGGGCAACTCCCGCGTAAACGCGACGCAAGGATACTGACGATGGCCGATGATGCTGCCGACGCCCGCAAGAACCTGCCGCAGACCGCACGCGGGCTGATTGCCACGGCGCGTAACGACATCACCATTCCGCACTTCACCACGGTGCTCTCGGTTATAGACGATACGCTGATCGCGCGTGGTCAGGGCAAGGGCCTAAAACTTTATGACGAGATTGAGCGCGACACTCACGCCTATGCCGTGCTGCAGAAGCGCAAGTTCGCCCTCGTCGGCCGTGAATGGGTGATTGAACCGGCATCGGAAAGCGTGATCGACAAGAAAGCTGCCGCATTCGTCGAGGAGCAGCTCAAGCGGCTGCCGTTCGACCAGATGTGTCTCGATCTCTTGGACGCCACGCTGAAGGGGTATTCGGTCGCTGAGATCGTCTGGATGCGCGCCGGCAATGCAATCGTGCCCGAGCGCATCGTGGCGCATGACCCGCGCCGCTTCGTGTTCGACGAAGCATGGAGCCCGCGCCTTGTGACGCTCGACGCCCCGCTCAACGGGATCGAGCTGCCCGAGCGCAAGTTCGTGGTTCATCGCTTCGGGGTGAAGGGCAACAATCCCTACGGTCTCGGGCTCGGCTCGAAACTGTTCTGGCCTGTGCTCTTCAAACGTGAGGGCGTGGCGTTCTGGCTGACGTTCTTGGAGAAATTCGCCTCGCCGACACCTGTCGGCAAATACCCGATGGGCATGCTCCCCGATGATCAGCGCAAGCTGCTCGGCTCGCTGGAGGAGATGCGGCAGGCCGGCGCGATTGTCGTGCCGATGGGCACGGACGTGTCATTCCTTGAGGCGACACGCTCTGGCACCGTGCGTTACGAGGATTGGTGCAAATACTGGGATACCCAGATGGCGCTGTGCGTCTTCGGATCGACACTGGCGACCTATGTCGAGGGGCAGGGATCGCGCGCGGCTTCTGAGACCCACAAGGAAGCCGAAGAGCAGATCATTGATGCGGACGCCGATCTGCTGTCGGACACGTTGCGTCGCTCGCTGTTCCGCTGGATCGTTGATTACAACGTGCCCGGCGCCGAACCTCCGGCGATCCGCCGCATCCGCCCGAAAAACGAAGCCTTGCATGAAGACCTGCGCAAGAAGCGCGCCGAGAACATGAAGGCCGAACTTGATCATCTGTTTGGTCTGGCCGGCCGTGTTCCGCCCGAGAAATTCGTCGAGTTGGCGGCAGCGCTGGCCGGGGTTGATCTCATGCCGCAGGTGCCGCTGGAGGTGCTGCGCAAGCTTAGCCCCCATCTAGCCTCGGCGCGTCTCAACCTGATCAGCGCAGCGCGGGAAGGCCAGTTGCCTATGCCCGAAAACGAGAGCGATCCGAAGGCAGAGCAGGTGCGCCAGATCGCCTTTGCGGGACATGACGGGCACGATCATGGCATGATGCAGCTGGCGGCGCAGCTCGGCGACATGTCCGCCCCGATGTTGGCGGAATGGATTGTCCGTATCCGGAACGAGCTTGAAACCAGCATTGCACGCGGCGAGAGCTTTGAGGATTTCTTGGCGCGTTTTTCTAATCTCTACGGTGACATGACGATTGACCCGCTCGGCAATGTCATCTCAGCGGCGATGACTGTCGGTGAGCTGACAGGGCGTGACGACGTGACGGTCGAACTTAAGGCCAAGAAGAAGAGGCAGAAATGATTGCTGCCTTCGCCGGCTCTGATGAATTCGGCGTTCCGTTTCAGGAGGCGATCGACTTCTTCCGCCAGAAACTGAACCTGCCTTCTAAAACGTGGCGCGATATCGAGGGTCGCAGCCATGACCGGGCCTTCGTCGTGGCCGGCGCGATGAAGGACGCGCTGCTTTCTGATCTCAGGGCCGAAATCGACAAGGCGGTCGCGGGCAAGACCACGCTGGAGGAGTTCCGCAAGAACTTCGACGCGATCGTCGCCCGGCACGGCTGGACAGGCTGGACCGGCGAAGGCAGCGAGGCCGGCCGCGCATGGCGGACGCGCGTCATCTATGAGACAAACCTCAAGACCGCCTATGCTGCCGGGCGATATGCCCAGATGACGGACCCCGACATCGTCAAGGTCTATAAGTGGTGGCGCTATCGTCATGCTTTCTACCGCCAGCCGGAGCGCGCGCGGCCGGAGCACCGCGATATCTGGAACGGAACCGTGCTCCGCTTCGACGATCCGTGGTGGGATACCCACTATCCGCCCAATGGCTGGAATTGCTCCTGCGGCGTCGAGACACTGTCGGATCGGGAGTTGAAAGCCGAGGGGATCGAGCCGGACGAAGCCCCGCCGATCACGACGCGGACGGTCATTGATCCCAAGACCGGCGAAAAGGTGCAGGTGCCCAACGGGATCGATTTCGGCTGGGATCATGCACCGGGGCGGGATTGGTCGCGGGGGCTCGTGCCACGCGAGCTGCAGAAGCCTCTGGACATGCCTGTTGGTCCGCGTCGTCCGGTCGATCTGCCGTCGCTCAGCGACATCAGCCGCCCGTTCAAGAGCGAACGCTTGCCGGATAGCGCATCGCCCGACGATGCTGTCAAAGCCTTCCTTTCGGAGTTCGGCGCCAGCTGGGATCAATCGTCACTGTTTCGGGATGCTTCGGGGCACGTCATCCCCATCAGCCGTGAATTGTTCACGCGCGGCGATGGGCGTTTCAAGGGAGGCAGCCGTGCGCGCCACCTCGACATGCCCCAGCTGGCGGAGACGATCAAAGACCCGGATGAAATCTGGGTGGATTGGCTGTGGCACCGAGACAAACAGCAATGGGTTCTGGGCAGGCGCTATCTGAGGGCTGCGCCGAATGGCCTCGGCTTTGGCAGCTTCACATGGACGACTGAAGGCTGGACGGGTTCAACCGTATTCGCGCCGACGCGAGGTTCGGCGAACAAACCTGATCCGAAGATGCTGGAGGACCATCGCAGCGGGGCGTTGCTCTATCGCCGGCCCAAAGAATAAAGCGGCGTGGTGGCGCGCCGCTGTTTGCCGCCTTCGTGAGACCCTGCCACCGGGTGCCTAGCGACGGCGACAGCAATACCACGGTTCGGAGGACAAGTCGATGGCGGTTGAAATCAGGGCGCGCCTGAACGCTGAGGATCAGGTCAAGGCCGATGCGTTGCTCGGCGAATTGGCCGGCAAGACATCGAACCTGGCGGGCGGGCTGAAGATTATCGGCGAGGCCCTTCTCAAGGAACAGAACAAGCGGTTCGAGACACAGACCAGCCCGGACGGGAAGCCGTGGGAGAAGCTCAAGCCCCTGACCGTGGCAACGCGTGGCGGCGCAACCGGGCCGATCCTCCGTCGCCGTGGGCACCTGATGCGCTCCGGCGCGTGGCAACTGTCGGGCACGACGCTTCGGGTCGGCGTCAACACGATCTATGCCGGCGTCCAGCACTTCGGCGCGACGATCGTCCCCAAGAAGGCCAAACGGCTGGCGATCCCGATCCCTGCAGGCCGAGGCGGGCGGAACAAGGCCGGCTTCGTATTCGCCAAGAAGGTCACCATCCCGCCCAGACCGATCGTCGGCTTCGGGCCGAAAGACGAGCTCGCCACGCGGAACGCCATCGCGGATTGGCTGGCCTTGCCCGGCAATAACTGACAGCAGGGAATGACCGAATGGGCCGAGCGAATAGGAGGGCCAAGGAGCGCCAAGAAGGGGCTTACGGCTATGTCGGGCGCGCTATCCCCATTGATGCCGCCCAGCGAGCGTCAGACGGGCGTCAGATTTGATCCTGCGCGTGGGGTGAGCACGCATGAGGGCGCGAGGGGCAGTCAAGAGCCTTGCGCGCGGTAGTATTAGGGCCAATGATGTTCGCGCTTCGCTCAGCGGCTTGGCTTTCTCCGGCGTTTGCTCCGGAGGGCGACAATGTCGCCTTATGCCGCATCCCTCAATCATGAATGCTGCTCCCACTGATCGCGCTCTTGCGGTCGAAGAGGAGCGTGCAGAATGTCGGGAGGCGGTCGTAGGGCGGACGAAGAACGCCCGTCGAACACGGGCTACGGAACCCGCACCATCGAAGTGTTCCGGCCGGGCACCTTTACCCCGATGGCCGGGCAGCCGATCACGTTCGGCGAAGACGAGCTCAAGGCGCTGGCCGATGTCTATGACGGGACGGCTGCGCCTGCGCCGGCCGTCATCGGCCACCCCAAGACGGACGATCCGGCTTTCGGCTGGGCGAAGTCCTTCTCTTATGATCCCGCAAGCCAGCGGCTTCTTGCCGAGGTAGGCGAGATCGAACCGCAGTTTGCCGAGGCGGTGAAAGAGGGTCGTTTCAAGAAAATCTCGCTCTCCCTGTTTCGGCCCGATGCGCCGAACAATCCGAAGCCGGGTAACTGGTATCCCAAGCATATCGGGTTTCTGGGAGCGGCCGCGCCTTCCGTGTCCGGGCTCAAGCCGGTCAGCTTTTCGGCCGACGACACCGGTGTTCTTACGTTCGAGTTTGCCGACGCTTCCGCCCTGCGCGACGTCGCCGGGCTGTTCCGGTCTTTGCGCGAATGGATCATCGAAAAGTTCGGCTCCGAAACCGCCGACAAGGCGCTGCCGGGCTGGACGATCGGCTGGATCGACGATGCCGCTGACCGCGATCCGCCGCGCCCCATCACCGACGCCGGCTTTGCCGCGCCCCCTTCTCCCATCAAGCCCACGGAGCCCCAGATGGACCCGACCAAGAAGACCGCAGATGAGGCGGCGTTCGCCGCGCGCGAGCAGGCGCTCAATGAACGTGAGCGAGCCGCCAATCACGCGAACAATCTCGCCTTTGCCGAGCGCCTCGTCTCCGAGCGCCGTCTTCTTCCTGTCCTGAAGGACAAGGTGGTCGGCCTGCTCGACAGCCTGTCGCCGGTTGGCGGCAGCCAGCTGGAGGTTTCCTTTGCCGAGGGCAGCGAGACCAAGAAATCCGGCGCGCTCGATCTCGTGAAGGATGTGCTCGCCAAGCAGCCGGCCGTCGTCGCGTTTGGTGCGGCGGAACTGGGGCAGGACGCGCCCGCTATCGACTTCGCCATGCCGGAGGGCATGAGCGCCGAG